GGGCTTCGACGAAGCCATCCGCTCCGGAATGATGGAGTAATCGCATGATCGCCGACACGGAGCGTCTCATCGACGGCTTCCGCGGCCTTCCTGCGGGGATGGACGGCTCCAAGGAGCCGCCCCAGACACCAAGCGAAGCCGCTTGGTATGCCACGAACGTCACGTTTCGTGGCGGCAACGGCCCGCGCACCCGTCCTGGATTTCGTGAGATCTCGCCCGACTACTGGCGCAATCCGCAACCGCCGAGGACAAGTTCCTCAATTTCTGGCAGCGGCTCACTCGCTACCGTCACGACCACGGCGAACCACGGCTACGATGACAGCGATGTGGTGACGATCTCGGGAGCCTCGCCTTCCGGGTTCAATGGCACTTACCGGATCACCAAAACCGGAGCGACGACTTTTACTTACGCCAATACGACGAGCGGAACGGCAACCACGCAAGGCGCGATCGTCCGCGACATCGACGCGACTTACGGCGAGGATTTCTACAACTCAGCGACCAGCCGGACGCGCTACGCCAACGACATCCAGTCCGGCACCTTCTTGCAAGGGACGCTGATCTACCAAGATCCCCGCGAGGGAAACCCGACCGAGTTGATCGTTGTCGTCGACGGCAAGATCCTGGCGCTGGATTTCGAAGCACGTTCCGTGATGCGTGTAAATCTGAGCGATGAAATGGATACCACGCTTCCCGTCTTTATGGTCCAAGCGGAGAAGTATGTCATCATCCAAAATGGGTTCGATGAGCCTCGGGTCTATGATGGATATGTCTGCCGCCGGGCCAGCTACTACGGGAGCCAAGCGGTGCCGATCGGCAAGCAGATGGCTTATGGTCAAGGGCGGCTCTTTGTTGCGGTCAATGAAGGATCAGAGATTATCGCGGGTGACTTGGTCTTCAGTGGATCTTTGACTGAAGCAAAAATCGTCAGTGCTTCGGCTGCAAATCCTTCCGTAATCACCACGGCAACTCCACATGGATTGTCTAACGGAGACCTCGTTTCAATTTCTGGGAATAGTTCGGTCATTGACTCGACTTATGTCGCGACGGTTACTGCGGCGACGACATTCACGATCCCTGTCACAGTTTCCACGGCAGGCACGGGCGGGTCCACATCTAGATTCAACGCAGGCCAAGACAGCGATCTTTTGCGTTTTACTGAAAACACTTTTCTCAACGAAGGTGGAGCGTTGGCCCCGAGCGGGAAGGTGGGTCGGGTCAAAGCCTTGGCCTTCCTTCCGGTGCAGGACACGGCTACGGGGCAGGGGGATCTCATCGCGTTCTGTGAACGTGGCGCGGTGACCCTCGCGGTGTCCGCTCCGCGAGAGAAATGGAAAGACACCGAAGGCTTTCAGCGGGTGCTGTTCGACAACATCGGCACGACGAGCGAGAGCATCCTGTCGGTCAATGGCGATCTGTTCTTCCGCTCCTTGGAAGGCAACGGCATCCGCAATTACCGCAATGCCCGCGCCGAGGCGGCGGGCTACGGGCAGACCCCGATCTCTGCGGAGATTGATCCCATTCTGAAACAGGATACTTCGTGGATGCTCGACAATGTGAGCTTCGCCCAGTTCGACGGGCGGCTCTTGATGACTTGCTTACCGCAGCGTTTTCCGCGTCGGGCAGCGAACCAGACTGAGGCTGACACCTACGCAGCACAGCCTATCCCGACGATTTTCAACGGCGTTGCCGTGCTCGATTTCCAATCAACCTCGGCAGGGCGCGGGAAATCCGCGGCAGTCTTCGACGGTGTCTGGACGGGGCTTCGCATTGTGAAACTTATCCAAGGCACCTTCGATGGCGACCCGCAGTGCTATGCGTGGTGCTTCCATGAAGATGATACGGGTCGGCGCATCGAGCTTTGGCAGGTGACGAAAGACGACGAATACGACACGCCGATCGAAGGACCGCGGGTCATCAACTCGGGCATCGTGACGCGGGCAATGAACTTCAAGGACGACATGGGCCTAAAGAAGCTGATCCGCTGTGACTTGTGGTTCGATGATATCGGCGGTGGGCCGGACAACGAGTTCAACTGCTCGCTGGCTTATCGGCCCGACGACTACCCGAACTTTACGACGTGGCAGAGTTTCGAGCGCAACTTCAAGACGGAGTTCCTCTTGGAGAGTAAGAACCTTCTCTCTTGGTCTGAGAAGATCGACGATGCGACGTGGGTCAAAAGTAACGTCACGACACTATCCGACACCGCTCTCGATCCACTCGGGCTTCAGACGTTGACCGCCGACAGTCTGATTGAGACGACATCCACTAGTGTCCACAACACTTACCGGACCAGCCCGACTTTGCAGTCGCTTACCAGCTACACGTTCTCCGTGTATTTGAAGCCGTCGGGACGCACCCGCATCTATCTGCAATTCCCCACCTCGGGGGCTGCTTTCTCTGCCGCTCGGACAGCGCATTTCCTGCTGGAAGGAAGCGGCTCCATTACCTCTGTCACCGCCACGGCGACTGCCACGATTACACCTCTCGCCGATGGATGGTATCGCTGCTCCATAACTTCGGAGACGACGGGCGCTGGAACGGTCCGGACGTTGATCGGTCTCGTCGCTTCCGGAACGACGACAAGCTATGCGGGCGACGGGGTGTCCGGCGTTCTCGTCTGGGGTGCCCAGTTGGAGGCCAATACCTCGGCCACCTCTTACGATCCCGACCCGCCACAGCTTCTCAACTACGAGCGGGGCTACGCTCCCCAGGTTCGCTTTCCGGCTCCTCCCAGAACGGCGAATTTGGCCACGGACGTTCCGGCTTACTTGGGTTATGATTTCACCTTGCGGGTCAACTGGTCGGGCCGTGCCCGGCTCGGCCGGCTCATGCTGCACGGAAATCGGCTCACCGAAGCCGTCAACGGAGGAACCCTCTAATGGCCGAAGTCAAAGAACTCTTCAGTTTGGATGATTCACTGACCACGGTTCAGGATTCATGGAGCAGTTTACCCGCCGGGCTCACACTGCTCATTGAAGATTCTCCGACTGAGTATACCTTACTGATCGACGACACCTTTTCTCTTTTGATCGAATAATAACCCCGCAACCATGCCATACACCGCGAATAAGAAGATCGCAGGGCTAGACCCAGCAACGACGCCCTTGGCTGCGGCCAACGAGGTTCCGCTGAACCAAGCTGGGACGACAGTGCGGGCTTCCCTGACCGCGATCGAGGCCAAGGTGTTTGATGCCAAGACGGCCCTGACTCCAGTGGCAGGGGAGACGGCAGTGGCCGTTGTCCGCCAGACGGACGGGTCGCTGCGTCAAGTGGCGCTGAACGACATCGTCCCGCCGCTGAATATTACCGACGCCAAAGTTGCGGCCGGAGCAGCCATCGTCGACACCAAGCTCGCCACCATTGCAACGGCTAACAAGGTCGCCAACTCGGCGACTACGGCCACCAATGCGAATACGGCCAATGCCATTGTGGCCCGAGATGCCAGCGGTAACTTCGCGGCTGGCACGATCACGGCAACTCTTTCCGGGAGCGTCGTCGGTAACGTCACCGGCAACGTGTCGGGAACTTCGGGGTCCACCACCGGAAACGCAGCCACCGCGACCACCCTTCAGACGGCACGGACGATTGCGATCAGCGGCGATGTCACCGGAACGGCGACTTCCTTCAATGGTTCGGCCAACATCGCCATTGCTGCGGCGATTACGGCTGACACCATCGTCAATGCCGATGTGAACAGCGCGGCGGCGATTGCGGGAACGAAGATCACTCCGGCCTTCGGGTCGCAAAATATCAGCACGACGGGGACGTTGGCGGCGGGCGCGACGACCGTTACTGGAACGTGTGCAGCCACCGCTTTCAGCGGACCGTTGACGGGCAATGCCTCAACGGCCACGACACTGGCTACCGCAAGAAATCTTTCGCTGACTGGCGATGTCACCGCGACACTCTCAAGTTTCAACGGGTCGGCCAACGTCTCGGCGGCGGCAACCTTGGCTAATAGCGGTGTCGCTGCCGGAACCTACAACGACAACGCGGCCCAAGTGCGTCCGTTCACTGTTGACGCCAAGGGTCGAGTTACAGCAGTCGGAACCGCCGTTCCCATTGCCGTCGACTATTCCGCCGTCACCGGAATGCCTTACAAAGACGCGGCGCGGCTGGCGACCACGGCCAACCTGACGGCGACATACGCCAACGGCACAGCGGGTGTCGGAGCGACTTTGACCAACAACGGAACCCTTGGCGCACTCTCTATCGACGGTGCGGCCGTTGCGGCAAGTGATCGCATTCTGGTCAAAGATCAGACCAGTGCCGCGCACAACGGCATTTACGCCGTGACCAACACAGGCAGTGCCGTGGCTGCATGGGTGCTGACCCGTGTCACCGATGCCGATACCAATGCCGAACTCGGTTCGGCGGTGGTCACTGTGACCTCCGGAACGGCCAATGGCGGTCGCGTCTACATGACTTTCTTCAAGGCGACGGACACAGTTGGAACCACCGTGATGCCTTGGTATCTCGTCCTGACCGGAGGCCCGAGCATCATCACCACCTCGATGTTGAACGATGGTGCGGTGACCGAAGCCAAGATCGATCCCAATGCCAAAATCCGTGGCGCTACCGGAGGCGGCACAGATCGTGTATTTTATGAGAACGACCAAACGGTCGATACGAATTACACAATAAGCACTAACAAAAACGCCATGAGTGCAGGCCCGATTACCGTATCCAACGGAATCACAGTCACCGTGCCCAATGGCTCAACCTGGACTGTCGTCTAAGAATCATGCCGATCACCATCAACGGAACAGGAACAGTCACCGGAATCACCGCAGGGGGATTGCCGGATGGTTGTGTTGCTACTTCGGATATTGCGGATGGTGCCGTTGTTAATTCTAAGGTTGCAGATGGAGCAGTCGTTCAAGTCGTCTCGTCAACAGTAGCAACGGTCACGGCCGTCAGCGTGGCGATCCCACATGACGATACCGTTCCGCAAAGCACCGAAGGGTTTGAGCTGTTGACGGCAACGATTACGCCAAAGAGCAGCACCAATAAAGTGCTTGTTCAGTTCAGTGGGTTTTGCGCATCGCCAAACACGGGATTTAGCGCAAGCCACGTTTTGTTTCGTGGAACCACCGCTATCAACGCGACATCCACAACTCACTCGGTGGCCAACGCAACAACGCCGGTCTTCATTCAGCACCTAGATTCTCCGGCCAGCGGTTCAGCGATAACTTATTCTGTCCGTGTTGGCCCAAGTCTCGGAACCGTAAACTTTGCATACAACAGCAACGGCGGAACACGCCGCTACGGCGGACAAGCATCTGCTGTGCTGACGCTGACCGAAATCAAAGACAGCTAACCATCTACTATGGCCATCTCACTAGAAGCAGACTCAACCCTCCCGCAAGGCTACATCAAAGTGAACGGGACGACCGCGGCGACCTTGGACGCAACGGGTATTACCACCGGAGGCGTTCCCGCTGGTGCGGTGATGGCGTTCGCCATGAACAGCGCGCCGAGTGGCTGGCTGGCGGCAGATGGCACCGCAGTTTCTCGTTCCACCTATGCAAGGCTCTTTGCTGCTGTCGGAACGACCCACGGAGTTGGCAACGGTAGCACGACTTTCAATCTACCCGACCTGCGCGGCATCTTTGTGCGTGGTAGTGGGTCGCAGACGATCAGTGGAATCACCTACAACAAGACGTTTGCGGCTAAAGAGGGCGATGCGCTTCAAGGTCACCGTCACTCGGTATCACATAACACAATAACTTCGACGCCACCAGCAGGGGCCACTTATGCGGGACCAGGTCCCGGTGTTTTGGCCTCGGGGTCAGTGTCGGTGCTGGACCCAACAACAGACGGCACCAATGGCACTCCGCGCACGGCGAGCGAAACACGCCCCGCAAACATCGCCATGCTCTATTGCATCAAACACTAGCCATGCCAACCTCCATTACATCCTCCGGCATCACGTTCGACGACGCCACGACGCAGACGACTTCGGCCACCAAAGCGGGCGGCATTGGAACCACGCAGCTTGCTAATGACTCCGTCACCAACGACAAGCTCTTCCTCGCCGCCAATGCCGGCGAAATCAAAAAGGCACTCAACGCCGACAACGCCCCGCCGATCTTTGCGTGCAGGGCTTGGGTGAATTTTGATGGCACGCGAAACGAGGGCGATACCGGAGCATCTACCAACGGCGCCAACGTCAAGATCCGTGCCAGTGGGAATGTGGCAAGCGTGCTGAAGAATGCCGGAGGCGACTATACGGTCACCTTTACAACGGCGATGCCTGACGCCAATTATGCCGCCGTCACAGCAGGCAGCTGGGCGAACGCGAGTGGATGCTTGGCTATTAATCATTCAACAGCCCCAACCGCATCGGCGGTTAGGTTGATTCATGGACATTTTGCAGGAAATGGCGCCACTGGATACCCGAGCGACACAACTTACGGAATGGTTTCGATAGTCCGATGACCCCATGATGGCAACGTGTGAAATAACTCTATGGCACTAATCCCAGGAACACTCCCTACCGGAACCAAGTATCCCAACGACCCGCAGTCGTTGCTCGATACCTTTGCGTCCTACCTCACGGCACCTGAAGCCAAGAAAAATCGTGCCATTGTTACTCTTCCCGCGCCGCCCGCAGCGGGTGGCACGCTGAGTGCAGGGTCGAGCGGGATTGATGAGACTGTGGTGCTCAACAACACGACGACCTACGCGACCTTCTTCTTCACCTTCCCGAGCACGAACAATAGTGTGGTCGGACAGATCCTCCGGTTTTTTACGCGCAGCATTGTGACAACACTGACGGTGAACCTTAACGGAAATACCGTGCTGGGTGCCGCTCTTCCGACGGGAACGACAGCCGGTCAATCCTTCGCGTGGCAAAAAATCGACGGGACGAATTGGATCCGACTGCAATAAATGGCGACTTACCTCGAAGCACGTAATCTGCTGGCACCCTACGTCGATAATGGCGTGGCGGTGACCGATACGGCGCGCATCGACCAACGGATCAACGAGGCCCAGCGCCGTTTGATCGATCACTACAATTTCCTCTCCCGCCGCGAGGAGTTGGAGAAGTCGCCGCTCGTCTGGCAATCAGGCGGCACGACCGGCGTGCCGACCACGGGCGACCTCATCCTCGACAACATCGACGCGACCAAGACGATGATCTTGTCGCTCTGGCGCGAGGAGAACAACCAGTTGGAACTGGCCACCGCGTTGGAGACCAAGGCCAATTCCTACATCGAGCGCAACTTGATGAATGAAGTCGAGCGGGCGCGTCGGACGACTTTTCAATCGCTGGCCACCTCGAACGGGCAGAACACCTTTGGCGGTATGACCGGACGGATCGGGCTGGAGACGCTCGTTCAATATCGGCTCCCAGAAAGTCGGCTCAAAAGTTACATCAACCAGGCTTACCAGCAGGCGGTCGATCACTATAATTTTGTCAGCCGCCGCGAAGACAAGGCCAAGACCAGCCTGACCTTTGCCGCGCTGACTTCGGATGCCGCGCAATTCGACTCCCTGCTTCCAGTTGAAGTGGTCCGGCTTCTTGCGCTTTCCATCATTGCCGCAGACAACGGGGCGGATGGTGCGGGGCTCAAGACACAAGCCTTGGAATTGATCGACCGCAATGTGACGGCCGACGTGGAGCGGACTCGGCGCGGACAGTCCGGTGAGGAAGGTCGTCTGCACAATGAGCTTCCGGACGGGGTAAAAATCCCGACAGCGCGGATGACGCAGTATCTCTCCCAAGCGGCCTCCGATGCTTCGCTGCACTACGACTTTCTGGCCCGTCGCGAGGACTACTCGACAGGGATCAAACCAAATCCATTCACCTTCGAAGTTCGCAAGAAACTAGTCGAATCCTACATTGCCACGGCCAATGCCGCCGCCGAGGTCGCCGCTTCGCTCAAGCAGGAAGCCTTTGCCCTGATCGAGCGTGACTTGATGGATGATGTCGAAACGGTGCGTCGTGCCGCAGGCGGCACGGAAGGTCAGCTTCACAATGAATTGCCGGAAGGGGTGAAGATCCCGACGGCACGTCTGACCACGTATCTCGCTCAGGCCCAGACCGAAGCCTCGGCCCATTATTCTTTCCTTTCCCGCCGTGAGGACTATGCGGGCGGCACGACACCGAGTCCTTTCCCCTACGAAGTCCGTAAAAAGTTGGTTGAGTCTTACTTGGCCACGACCAGCGCGGCGGTCGACGCGGCATCGGCTTTGAAACAAGAAGCCTTGGCCTTGGTCGAGCGCAACCTGATGCAGGAAATCGAATCGGCCCGCCGGGTGGCTGGTGGCGAGGCGGGACGGCTGCACAACGAATTGCCGGAGGGCGTGAAGATTCCGACCTCGCGGATGAATGAGTATCTGACCCAGTCGGCCACGGATGCCGGAGCGCATTGGGACTTCTTGGCCCGACGTGAGGACTATTCCAGCGGCACCAAGCCGAACCCTTTCCCTTTTGAGATCCGTGAGAAATTAGTCGAGTCATATATCGCGACGGCGACGGCGGCTCCAGACGTGGCGGCATCCCTCAAGCAGGAGGCGTTTGCCGTCATCGAGCGCGACCTCATGGCCCAAGTCGAAGCGGCCCGCCGTGCGGAAGCAGGGGAAGAGGGTAAGCTGCACAACGAATTGCCGGAGGGTGTGAAAATCTCCACGGCGCGGATGACAACTTACTTGGCCCAAGCGGCGACTGAAGCCGGAGCGCACTGGGATTTCTTGGCCCGCCGGGAAGATTACTCCAGTGGGACCAAGCCGAATCCTTTCTCCTACGAAGTCCGTAAGTCTCTGGTCGAAAGCTATGTCGCCGGGGCGACCGGCGCAGTCGATGTGGCCACAGCGAAAAAGCAGGAATCCTTGGCCGTCATCGAGCGCGACCTCATGGCGCAAGTCGAAGCCGCTCGCCGAGCCGCCGCAGGGGAAGAGGGTCGCCTGCACAACGAACTGACCAATGGCGTGGCCATCTCGACCGCCCGCCTGACGCAGCACTTGGCCCAAGCCGCGCTCGACGCCTCGGCCCATTACGACTTCCTTGCCCGCCGCGAAGATTACTTCGGCGGCACCAAGCCGAATCCTTTCCCGTTTGAGGTCCGCAAGAAGCTGGTCGAATCCTATGTCGCGGCGACCAATGCCGCTCCCGACGTGGCGGCGGCACTCAAGACCGAGGCCCAAGCGTTGATCGAGCGCGACCTCATGTTTGAGATTGAAGCAACCCGTCGCGGCGAAGCAGGGGAAGAAGGCCGTCTGCACAACGAGCTTCCGGAAGGGGTAAAAGTTTCCACCTCCCGCCTGACAACCTATCTCGGCCAAGCCGCCACGGAGGCTGGCACTCACTGGGACTTCTTAGCCCGTCGTGAGGATTATTCCAGTGGAACCAAACCCAATCCCTTTACCTATGAAGTGCGGAAAAAATACGTGGAGTCCTATGTCGCGACCTCAACTGGTGCGATCGAAGCAGCGTCGGCCCTCAAAGCCGAAGCGCAAGCGTTGATCGAGCGCGACCTGATGACCCAGGTCGAGGCGGCGCGTCGAGCGGCAGCGGGTGATGAAGGCAATTTGCACAACGAACTGCCCGACGGCGTCACCATCCCGACGGGGCGTCTGACAACCTACCTTGGCCAAGCCTCGACGGAAATCGGAACGCACCAAGCCTTTGTCCAGCGCCGTGAGGAATACAACGGCACAGTCCCCGCGCCGACTTACGAGCAGAAGAAATTACTCGTCGAGGCATACCTCGCCACTTCGAAGGGGCAGTCGGACGTGGCCGCAGCCTTGAAGCAGCAAGCGGTCGCCTTGGTCGAGCGTGATGTGATGACTGAGATCGAAGGCACGCGCCGGGCAACTCGTGAGGCATTGCTCGCTTCGGCCAACGACACCTTCGGCTACCATTGGGGCCGAATCGGTCTGGAACTTCCGGAGGCTTACAAGCTCTCGGACTCGGCGGTCAAACGCATGGTCAACGCGGCCGAGGAGCAGTTGATGCTGGCCGGTAAGTGGGTCGGGACGGTGGCGGAATACACGCTTTCGGTAAACGCCACGGGTGAGTTCTTCCTACCAGCCGAAGTGGAGACGATTCTTTTCATGTCTTTCGACGGAGATCCCAAGCCGGTCCACGATCGACTCAACGAGTGGATTAAAGGCGGAACGGGTTACCGGGAGACGGATGACAAGTGGCGGGAAGGGGCGGTCGATCGCGGTGAGTCGATTGATCCGGCCGACAACGTCCTCAAGCGCAAATACTGGATTACACTGCCGACGGTCGTCCCGACGGTCCGTATCCTAGCCAAACGCCGCTTCGTGCCGCATACCAGCAACTCGGAGAGAATGTATCTCCGCAACTACCAAGCGGTCTACGAGGCGACCAAGGGGATCCTCCTCGGGGGCGAGCAAATCACCCCGCATATCGACAAGGCCAAGGAGATGCTTTCCGGCCAGATCGCCCAACAGAACTTCACAGGGAACCGCGGAGCCGCCCACACCCGTCGCGTTCTCATGTTTCGGTGATATAATAACTGTGCAACCCGCATGGCAAATCGCAAAACAATGGCACGAGAAATACATTCCAGAGCAGCCGTTTTCGGAAGCTGTCGTGAACTGTCTGAAAGAGGGGGTTCTCTACTCTTCTCCGGAGATTTTTGTGTGCGGACGGGAAGTGCTTTGGGACGGGGAGACGGTCTACATGAGTAATCACCCAAACGCATGGTTTGTCCACATGGCCGCTTCGAGCGGTCATACCAATCCGGTCAAAGCCTTCATGCAGGCCGCGACCAAACCCCGTCGCTGGGTGTTGTGGCACCGTCGCAACGAAGACCGTCTCCGTGTTTTTAAGTGGGAAACTCTAGCTAGGAAGGTGGGTCTCTAATGGGTAGTAAAAACAGCGCACCGGCATATCCTAAAGACGAAATCAACCGTCTGGCGGATCAATACGTCCGCGACCAGCAAGCCGACGTAGGCCCATACCTCAAAGCCATCTCGGACTTCGGCGATCGGCTCACCAAAAAAGTCGACGATCTTGTCGAGAAAGGTGCGACCAAACTCGATGCTGAAGAGACGGCCTTACTCGGCCGCCTCGATGACTTCAACCGACGACTTGTCGAGTTCCAAGCGACCGAGAACACGGAACTCCTCAAAGATCTCGGGGATATCACCGGAGACTTCCGCTCGGCGATGTCCCTCTTGGATGAGACCGACCGCAAGGAATTCTCGACGGCGCTGAAAAACTTTGAAGAACGTGGAGCCGAGCTTGTCAAAACCTACGACGCACGGGCGACCGCGGAATCTGAACGCGGCTTCACTGACAGTCAGAGCGTTCTTGATAAATACGAGGAGGAACGCAAAGCCGACATCGCCAAGACAAAAGGTGAAGAGCTTTCGACGATTACCAAATATGGGACTGACTCAAAATCACTAGCTGACGAATTTCAAAGGAGTGCTGATGGGTTCCTAAAAAGCTCTTTAGATGAGGCCGACCAAAGAGCGAAAGACAGTAAAGACATCACGGGTCGCTTCGACTCTGAGACAAAGGCGCTGACCGACGAGCTTCGTAAAGACTCACTCAGCAACATCGAGCGCAATACCACCGAACGGAAATCACTAGCGGATACTTTCCTGTCGATGTCGGGGACTTCTACTTCCGACTACAATCGCCGCTTGGAGGAAGCCCTCAGTCTTTCACCGGAACGCCTAGCGGAGTTTACCCAAGCGGCCGACTTCATCTCCAAAGCCGCCCTCCAGACCCGGATGGATATGCTGGCCACGGCAGATCCCCGCGCCTTGGAACTTTCAGCCATTGCCGACGAAAATGCTGCGGCGTTGATGAGTGGCCGGATCTCGGCCGATGTGCAGGCAAATCTCGCTCGTTCGTCTGCGATGCGTGCTTTGCAGGGCGGGTTTGGCGCGGGCAGTGAAATGGGTCGTGGCTTGTCGGCACGCGACCTGGGACTGACCTCCTTGGACCTGATGAAGCAAGGCTCGGAGCTAAACGACGCGCAGCGTCGATTGAACTACGCGACAAGAGTTGAAGGAGTAGCTAGAGACGCGGGGGCCAATGCGGGTCAATTTCTCGCCAACGACCAGACGCTTCGGCGCAACCAAGCTGCCGATCTTCTCAGTGCGGAGACCGATCGGAATCGGACTTTCTTTGATGTTGGCGACCGTGGGCTGGCCAATGAATTGGCGGAAAGAAATCGCGCTGCGTTAAACTATGCCGACCAAAGCCGGATGTCTTTGACCGAGCGGCAAAGGGCTGAACTCGATCAACTCAACAAAGTTGGCGACACGCGACAGGCCGCATTCTTACAAGGACGGCAGGACGCACGCGGGGTCTTTGATTATCTGGGCCGCTCCCAAGATCTGATGCTTGGATCCAACTTGGCCGCGATTCGCTATGGTGCAGAGCGCACCGACAATACTCTCAACACCGCGCTGGCAGGGAATCTCGCCAACGTCAACACGCGGACAACGCAGAATCTCGGCATCGCCCGCGATGTTTTTGCGGGTGAGAGTGATATCAACCGATTGGGCTTTGCCGCCGGTCAAGACAACTTGGCCCAGCGCACCCGCCGACAAGCCGACAACCTGACGAACATCTGGGACCGCGACTTCCAAGCGCGACTTGGCGTTTACAATACCAATGTCGGAACTGGGCGGTCGCTTTACGGCACGAATGTCCAAGCGGCTGGGAATATTTACAACGCTAACGCCGGGTTTATCCAAAACATGACCGGCAACCAGATCAATACGGCCGGTAACGTCTACCAAGGTGACACCCGTGCGCGGGAGAACGCTTTCAATACAATGGCGCAAGTCCGCGGATCGGCGATGGGCACCAAGATAAATGCGGCACAAAAGGGTTGGGAAGTCGATCAAGCCAACTGGGCATCGGGGAAAAATAGCGACAACGCGATGTGGGGGAGCCTTGTGAACATGGGAGCCACGATTGCCGGGGGAGTCATCGGGACGGCGGCTGGCGGCAACACTATGGCTGGTTTGCAAATCGGCAGCACTCTTGGTGGTATCGCCAGCAGTGGGATTAGCGGAGGCTCTGGATCGGGCGGAGGCAGTGGATCCAGTGGTGGTGGCAATCCGTTCAGCACGATGGGGATGTTTACCAGCGCGTTGGCGGGAATGGGCAAGAGTGGCTTCGACAATCAGTGGGGGATGTATGGTCGCAGCACAAAAGGATTTGGTAACTTCGACGACTACGGGAACGTATAACCATGCTTACATCAGTCCTATCTCCCATTAGTATCACCACTCCGGACACCGCGCCCCCTTGGGGCTGGAACCCTGCGGCGACGTTTCTGACTGCGTATAACACGCAAGCACAAGCGCGCCGCGAACAGGAAAAGTTTAACATGGCCATGCAGTTGGAAAGAATTCTTCTTCCAGCCAAAGCGGCTCAAGCCGAGTTCACCCTCAATCAACTCGCCTACGAGACGGAGAACATGGCGAACTCCTATCGTCTGC